CAATTAGAAGAAAGCTCACGTAGAGTTATTTTAACTATTCGTAAAAAAGTAGCTGATATCGATGGTAGATTAACAGATGCAGATAGAGCTGCTGCTTCTAAAAATGATTTACTACGTCTTGTATTAACACATAGATCTTGGTTATTTAGAGGTATAGATAATCGTTTTATAGAACATCAAATTGATTATGAAACAGGAGAAGAAGTAGAAGGATACTATAGAACAATGGGGAAATTTTTAACTAGATTAGTTCAAAGTAAAAAAGCTGAATATGATGGTGCTGTTGTTAATTGGGCTACTGCTACACCTTTAGAAAAAAGAGCAATATTAAGAACAGCTGCTGATTTATCATTTTTAATAGTTATATTAGCATCTTATATGTTATTTTCTTCTATTGCTGATGATGAAGATGAATATTTTATAGATTACTTAGCTTATTTAAATACACGAGTTCTCATGGAGCATATATCATTGATTTCTCCTACTGAATTGTATCAAACTATTCAATCTCCGTTTCCAACGGTTCAGAGAATGTTATACTTAACTGATGTTTTCTGGGGTATAGTTACTTTAGAAACAGAAGAAATAGAAAGAGGGCCTTTCGAAGGAATGACAAAAAGAGAAAAAGCTCTTATACAGCTTACTCCAGGTTTAGGAGTATTCTGGGAATATAAAGATCCAGATATAAAAAGAAACAGATTAGAACAAGCATATATTCCGAAAGTATTTCAAGATTAACAAAGATTTATCGGTAAAAAAAAGCCCTCGCATTGGAGGGCTTTTCTTTTGTATTATCGCATTTTCATAAAAGTTCGCTTATATTCACGAGCTTTTGTTAATGTAGTCGTTGGACTATGCATAATTTTACCGTTTACTGAAATACGTGCTTGATAACCTTTTTCAGAAATTTGACGAATTCCTTTTTCTACTGTTGTAAAATACTTTGTTTTTTTAGCTACCTTAGTTGTAGCTTTTTTTGTTTTTGTTTTATTATTTTTCATAATTATTATGTTAAAAATATTTTTAATGTTTTGCCATCATCTTGAACTTGTAATTCTACTGATTTACAACCCCATTTGGAAAAAACTCTTCCGAAGGGTGATGATTCTTTTCCGTGATCAATAACTTCTACCCTTGTTATTGTTTTTTCATTTATTTCTTTCATCTTCCTAAATGTTTTTGTTCTTTATACATTTCTATACTTATAGGTATTTCTTTAATTAGTTCATTTTCAATTTCTTGTGCTATTAATCTTACTTCTTTTTGAGCATGGTCATCATTTCGGATCATTAAGAAATGTAACCAACTTCTAACATTACCGCTCATTAATATTGTAGTACGAGTACATTCTGGAAGAATCATTCTAGCACATTCTTTAGCTACTCCATTATCTAATAGTATTTGATATAATCTTTTAGTTTGATTCAATAACCATTTAATAGTTTCTTCACCATTTGCTATATAGTTTTCTCCATCATGAGTTCCGCCTATATAATAATCTTCCCATTTGGGATTAAACACTTCTGTACTACTTTGTCTATTAGTAGGGTGTTCTTTTCTAAGTTCAATAGGTTCAAAATCAAGAACTTCCTCATAGCGTTGAGAAAGCTCTTGAAAAGTGAACGATCTATGTCTTAGTAGCTCTCTACCCATAGCTCTACTTGTTTCTAACTTAAATGTAAAATAAGAATGCTCAAAAGGAGACCAATGTTTATGCTGTATTAAATAACGCAATAAACGATTCGGGTTTTCTTTAATTTTACCAATTCGAGCTATATAAGCAGTAAATTCTTCAGTAGAAATTTTATCTAATAAAGGCAATGTTTTTGCTACTAATTCTACTTTCATATTTTAAAAGTACCTATATATTGTTTATCTTCAACAAGTTCATGAAAATCTATAACAAAAATATCATTAACTAAATCAATAGTTACGTTTGCTGTTAATATAGAATTTTCATTATCCTCTAAAATAATATCGTTTTGTTCAATCAATATGATAATATTATTTTCATAAGGACCATAAAAAGAACTACCATTTATTGGTTTTTTATTTAAAGAAGCGTCGTATAAATAACATCTTTTAAAAATAGTAACAATTCCTTGATCAAAACCACATTCAAATTCAGCTTTTACAGCAAAAGGATAATTACTTTTTAAAAAATCTATAATTTCTTGCTTATGTTTAAAATTGTTTTCCATGTTTATAACCTCTTGTTTTATTATATTTTAGTTTTAAATCTATATGTTTTTGTATATCGATATTTAAACCTCCTGAAAGATCTAAAAGTCTAATTATTGAATCTGCTATTTCATCTTCAAAAGTATTTTTGATATTATCTTCAAAAAATATTTTTGTTTCTCGATCTTCTATATCAAAATGCCAATCTTTTAAAATAATTGAATAGTTATCATCTCTTAAAGCTTCCATTGCTTCACCTATTTCAGTAGTAATAAGCATAAGTTTTTGAGAAACAAAGGCATCTTGTATTGCCTTTGCTTGTTCTTTTGAAAAATTATCATTAGTTTCTACTAAATACATTGTTCCAAAATGATTTTCCCAAAATCCTTTTTCTTTATTTGTACTGAAAATTTCTTTACTTAATTCTGTTAAATCCATTGATCTATCGCTTCTAAATTTAATATTTTTTTTAAATGTTTTTGACTAAAAATTTCATTTTCTAGTTCTGGTTTATCTACTAATTCTAAATCTATTGGTATATTTACATTTAATATATTTTCCAATGTAGAATGTAGTTTTTCTGATTTTATTAATACCTGTTCTATATAATTTCTATAAGGCATTAAATTTTCTTTTAAAGTGCGATAATTTTCTGATTTTAAAATTGGATAATTTCCAGATCTAATTATATAGAATTTACGAATATGATTTTTATAAGGTTCGGAAAAATTTGAGTATTTACCTTCTTTAAACATTTCGTAATCATAAAAAAGTTCATTAGGTACATTAAACATATACATATCAAAATTGTCATATGTATAATAATCTAATAATAAATTATGATCTTTAAAATTAGATATTTTACGATTATAATGTTCATCGTTTTGATCACATAATGCAAAAATTTTATTTATTTCTCCTTTTTTCTTGATATCATCGCCAATAAAAATTCCTACTGCTGAGTCTATAGCTCTGCAATCTGAACCTAACATTGGCATGATAAAATTAATAGACTGATTCTCTATTACCATAAATAATTTTATTTATGGGTGGTTCTTGGGGAACCGAGCCTGTTTCTTTTATAAATTCTTTTTCGTCATTTAATAAATACACCATACAAAAAGATTCATAAAATCTATTTATGCCTTCATGTACTCCATATTTATCAATATATTGTTGTAAAATTATTTGTGAATATGTTTTATCTTTTTTGTTTTTAAACCATTTATCTATGGTTTTCTCCCCTACGCCTTCAATACCTGCTACGTGGTCTCCGGCGTCTCCCATCCCTATTTGTTTATATAAAAATTCTTCTGTGTAATAATCTTTTACTTCTATAAATTCACCAGTTTTATAGTTGTAATGCATACCTGCATTTTGATATAATACATCTTTGTCTGGAGAACAAATAATAGAATTAGGTATTTTCTTTTTAAAATACGAAACTAAATCATCTGCCTCAAAACCTTGCATAATTATACCTCCTAAATTTTGCATTGCATATTCATGTAAATATTTAAATGTCGGAGGTACTTTTACGTCTTTGCGGTTTCCTTTATAATCTTTAGAATATTTCCATTGTCTTTTTCTAAAGTTAGAACCGCTAGTAAAACATAACACATATTGATCTGTATTATTAGCTTTACAAATATTTTCTATTCTTTGTTTTAACTCTTCTACACAAGCTTCTACCGATTTCACTTCATCTTTACGAGGTAGTGAAAGAAATAATAAGCCATCTGCATCTATTAAACATATCATATGTTATTTTATTAATTTAAAATTCTATGTGTTTTAATAACTCATAGAATGTTGATTTTTCCATATAGACATATTCTCCTTGTGTTATAAATTTTGTAATTGCTTTTTTTGTTTTTTTGTGAAATATCACAACTGGTTTATCTTTTGGAAAAACATCTTCATTTTCTATATAATAATCCGCTACTTTAAGATTATCTTTAGTATTTTTACATTGTATGTGTACTGGTAAATGTTCACCAAACACGTCCACCTTTTTAGCATCCATATTTCTACTTTCAGCCCTTGATGTTACAACATTTTTGAATCCTAAATCTTTAAGTTCGTTTACTATTTTGCGTTCATAACCATTACCACGATTTCTTTGATTTGCCATATTATTTTATATATTCAAATTTATAACCTCCTGTTTTTTTATAAATACCTTTTAAACATTTTACAGCGTTACTTGTAAATGTATTTGTAAATATACAAGCATCAGTTTATTCTTCTCCTTCATCAAAATTTAATTGTAATTGCATTTTCTGTAAAGTATCGTCAATTTCAACATCAGCATGTATCTGTATATTTTTAAAATTTTCAGGTACAATAAAAAGATGATTAGATTCTAGTTCTAAAATTGATCTTTTTAAATAATTAGCTTGATCTAAACATTCTTCGTATGCATGTTGTAACCAATCTTTAAGATGTAAATCTTTACGATCTAATGTAGTATTATATTTTTTAATACCAATTTCACTTCTCCTTTGTAAATCATTACAAACTAGTTCTATTACTTTATCTTTCATCTTAATTTAAGATTTGATCCTGTGTTATATTTATCATTTCTTATGAGCCAAGATAAATCTTGAAACTCATCTTCAGATAAACCTAATTTATCTCTAATTGCTTTTCTTCTTAATAATCTCTTATTAATTGCATCTTTTTCAATTTGAGTTAACTCTATTTCGTAACTATGTGCCATTATATTATACAGCTATCACCATCACAAAACTTCTCAATATCTGAATCCTGATTAACATTATTGAAATCTAATGGTATTACATTAGTAATAAGTTTATCATAATCTTCTTTTGAAATAGCTTCATAAGGCATTTGTTTATATGCTCCTGTTTCTGTTTTAGGTAAGAAGCTTATACCTTTTAAGTCATATTGAAAATAATTAAGTGCATTTTCAATATCTTTAGCTTCGTTAGGTCTAAATGTTACAGTACATGATACTTGATTATCAGCCCAATATTTATGAAGAAACGCAGAAAGAGATACTTGTTCCCACATAGAAACATCATCTAATTTACGTACACCTTCAATAGCTACTGGAATAGATACTACTTTAGAAGATGGATCATAAGAATCATCTTCAATATGGTATCCTGCTTTTTCAACTATTGGTAAAAGATTAGATGCTTTACCTAATCTTATTCTCCTAATGTAATAGTTATTTTCAGGATAATGCATTCCTGGAGTTACCTCCTTGTTATCGTATAGGCTCTTTATCCTATACTTCAATATATTTCTATATTGTTCGGACTATATCATCAGTGCTTTTCACACTGTTGCGCGCTCGTGTCAGGGTTATTGGTAGAATCCTCACCTGTTAGTCTCTGCACCTTACCTACTACATTTTCATTCATTTGTAGGTCTTGGCTCATTATTGCCATATTCTTATCATAAATTAATTTACACAATTCAAAAAGTCGTTTTTGGGAAAAGGCCCATTTAAGACGATTAATGTCTTTATGAACCCACTGTACATTATCTATTACATATCCTTTAGAGTTATCTATTCTATCTAAAGAAGCTGTCATATTTAAAAAATCTACGCTGTTATTTTTTCTTTTTGTGGTTATTTCTATATCTAAACCTGATAATTTACATTTTTTATCTTGTTTTAAATATAAATTCCATAAATATTCAATAGTTATTTCATTAGACCATTCAATATCTCTTCTTTTTCCATTTCGTTTAATATAATTAAAATAAGTTTTAGTTATGTCTCCATAACCTTCATGTTTTAATTTTATAAATCCGATTTTATTGTTGGATTCTATAGAATTGTAATATGCAGCTCTTTGAGCACATGATTTACAACCTTTTTGTCTTCCTCCTCTTAGAAAATTAGCTCTAACGAAAAATTCTTTTCCGCATTTACAACGCACGTTCCACATAGTATGTCCATCACTACTTTCTTTAATTTTATCTGAAATGATTTCAAGAAAATTGTAAACTTCTCCAACTATTGGAAGTGTTCTACGGCCTGTTTTACAGCCTTTAAAAAATTGACCTTTTAAATTTCTATCCATAATAATATTTTAGTGCAAATATACTAAAATATGGATATTGTGTCAAGAAAAAAGTGATTTATTTTCTTTAATTTATTATAAGATTTTAGATTTTTAATGAATTCACGCAATTTTACGCGGGCATAACTCTACCCGCCAAAAGGCTTACCGTTCCCGAAGGTTTTCATTTATGTTAAATAAAAGTCGTTAATTTTTATTTATTTTTTTACGTAATCTGTAATAATGAGTTTTACTTATGCCAAATATTTTATTTGCTTTTGTAAAACCATATTTTAAAATTTCATTAGAATTATAAGTATCTTGAGAATTCCAGTATTTATTTGAAACTTCAGAAAATAGTTTTTTATTTTCTTCAGAATGTTTCATTCCTAATGCTGGTTTTCTACCTACTCTTTTTTCTTTTAATTTGTTTTTCCAAGCATCTTTATCTTTTATATAAAAATGTGGTTGTTTTTCATCTTTCATATTATACAAATTATAGCCTAATTCTTTGTAAAGTCTAATAGTTTCAATTTCAGCTATAGATAAAGATTCCCAGTTAGGATATTCAGCTATTAAAATAATATCAAAATTTTCAATACCATAACTTCGTATAGCATCATATAATTTTGTTTTACAGTTATTTCTATAGGCTGCTCCTTTATGAGCAATAAATCTTTTTCTAAGTGTCATTTTAGTGATTCCGATATAAATTGAACCACTTATCTTATTTACAATTTTATACAAATACATAAAAAAAATACTTTTAATTTCTTAAAAGATCGGACTATATCATCACTATAAAATAGTGTCATGCGCTTCCATTCACTTGAACGTACTCCTTTACAGGATAGTCTCTGAACTTTCTACAAATATACAATATAATTACTTAAAAGTCAAGTAATTTTTAATATATTTTTAGCTTAGCTGCTGATTGCCATATAATTGATTATCAATTACTTAGGGTTTCCAGCAATTCACACGATTTTAAATCCGCTAAACTTAACGGATGTTGTTTTAACACTGCGTGGTATTTTGAACCAATCAGCGTAAACTTTGTCATAATACTGAACAGTTTCATAACCTTTTTCACACCATTTTTTATATTCATGAATACCTTTCTTATCAATAAATTGAGCAATACCTGATTGAGATAAACCAATACGTCTATTACGTAGCATTACCTCATTAGTATCTTCATTATGAGTAGGTACTAACGTAACTGTTTTTGCATAAAGATATGCAAATTTTAATGTTCTTTCGTAGTCTTCTAAAGATTCATGATGAATAGGATATGTTTCTACTAAACAACATAATTCATATGATTCTAAGGACTGCTCCAAACATGGATTACCACCAGCTACTTTAAGATCTTTAAAATCAGGTTTATCTTTCATGCGAGAATAATTTTTCATATTCTCTAGCCAAGCATAACCTGGTTCACCATTAGCTGCTGTACGAGAAGCTGCTGGAGAATAATCTTGTCCTAATTCTGCAAATATAGAATTATTAGAAGTCCATCCGTACATAGCACGTTCTGGATTTTTTTCATAATTCTTTAAATCCATAAATTCTTCAGAAGTACCAAATACAATTTCAGCAGTTCTTCGAACATTACCTGCAACTACACAAACTCCTATCATATTCATAATATCTACGATAGAACGCTCTGTAATAGGTAAATTTGCATTTTTATCAAGAACTTGACGAATATCATCATGAACTTTTTTAAGAGGCTCATAACCTGATGAAACGCCTCCAAATGTTTTAATAGGAGCACCAAAAGGTCTTATTTCTGAATAATTAAAAACTGGTTGATGTTTACCTTCAAAATAACTTTTAATCAATATTTTAACTGATTCTACCCAACCTTCTCTTGTATCTGGTATAATAAATTCAATTGCTTCATCAATTTCTGATTTGTTTACAATAATTTTACCAGCTCCTTTTACATCAAAACCAACTCCTACACCAAGCATAGACATATCCATTAGAAACTCAAAAGGTTTTGTAGCTTCTTCAATAGATTTATCTATATTTTCAGTGGAGACAAAAGCACAATTATTAAGAGCTGCTCCACCTACTTTTTCAAGTAAATCAGGTTTCATAGCCCAAAATCCTCTACCTGGAGGCATGAATTTCATATTAAATATTCGATCAAACATTTCTTGTGCTGATCTTTGTGCTTTTTCTTCATTCCATTTCAAACGATTATTAAGTATATGATTTTTTTGAATATTATATGTTGTATTTACAACACGTTCAATACAATCTACCCAATCTTCGTTTGTACCATCTTCTTTTAATCGAGAATATGTTCTATAAAAGGTTAATTCTCCTAACCCGTTAAACCCAAATTTAGGTTTAATCTTTTTGTAATTTTTAATAATTTCTTTATCTAAATAAAACTTCATATTTTATTTTTTGATCTTCTAATTTTAATCCTTTCTGATACATGTTTGTTTCAAGAAAATATATACCTTGTAAATGGTAAATATCTTCATTATAATTAAAAAATGTATGTAATTTTTTAAAATTTAAATTTTCTAAATTTTTTATTTGTGCTTCATTTGAATAATTTAATGTTGCTAAATATCCACCAAAATAAAAATTACCAAAATATTTACTTTTTGAAAAAAAATATTTTTCTATTCCTAATTGTAAAATATACTGTAAATTAATTAAAACTTCATATATAATTTGTAATTCTTGAATTGTCATAAGATAAAAACAATTATTTCCTTTTAGTTGGTACATGCCACATCCTGTTTTTGAAGGAAGTAAATATAATGACATTCTGTTATTAATCGTAATCATTAAAGGATATAAATAGTCAAAATTACTATCATAGTTATCTAAAAGTGTAATTTCAAAAATAACTTTATTTTTTTCAAATATTAATTTTTCTTTATTTGATAATTCCATAATATTTAATTAGCGTAATTTTTTAATAAATTTTTAAGTTCAGTAGCTCCTTTTTTTTTAACAAATTCTGAAACATCTTTTATGTTATAAAATGAAGGAATCATAAAAATAGGAAAATTATATTTATTATATAATTTATAAGCTCCTTTATAACCTGAATCATCGTTATCGAATAAAGTTATTATACTATTAAATCTATTTTTTAAATTTTTAATTATATCATCATTTACAATTCCTGATTCTCCTATTGGACAAACTGAAGGTATACCAATTTGATATAAAGTCATTACGTCTTTATAAGATTTAGTAATAATTAAATTTTCACCTTTTTCTGGAAGTTGTTCTAATCCCATTAAATAACCAGCTGATAAATTTTGAGTAAATCTTCCGTTTTCTTTTTTAGCTAAAGGTCTATATAATTGTATTCCTTCTTTTTGTGAATATTCATAAATAGGATTATTTTTTGTAGAAACCCATAATTTACCATTAAGATTTGCTTTTACGCAAGGAGCAGTTTTAAAAAATATAAGAGTTTCTTTTGTAATATTATAACTTTCCCAATATTTTAAACTTTGATCATCCCAAGATTTTGTTAAAGTTTTTAAATTAAATTCTAACTTTTTTTCAGAAGAATCTGTATTTTCAGGAAGTAAATATATAACTTTATTTTCTTTTTGAAAAGGTTTTATTTTAAAATTTTTAGCTGATATATTTAAATTAAAATCTCTATCTATTATTAACATAACATCTTTAAAATTATTTAGTTTATTTTCTTCACGACATATATCAAAGCAATCGTAAGTAATTGCTGTAGACCAATCAATAAATATTAATCCTTTATGAGGATGTCTTTTAAAAGTACATCCTGGAGATTTATCTATTCGATAAGGATTTTTATAAGTTTTTTTTATATTAATTGGTAATGGAAAATATCTTTCCATTATATCGTCTGGTGATAACTTGTTTAAAATTTCTTCTTTTGTTATCATTATAATATTAAATAAAAAAGAGGGATTTCTCCCTCTTTCTAATTATTTTTTTTATTTAAAATAAGTCTGTATTTGCTACTTCTTTTTCTTTTTTAATTTCTGGATTATATATAGAAAAATTAGTATCGTTATTCCATTCAGCTTTAAATTCTGTATATTGTCCAGTTGCTAAATCAATAAGTTTTTTAAATGTTTTTTGACGAGCATTTGCAAAACCTTTTGTATAAATCACTTGACGACCTTCTGAATCAACACCAAATAATACTTTTACAGTACGGTATTTATTGTCATTAGAAGTTTTAAAATTTTCAATGTATTTTTCAATTTCTGATACATCACCGCTTAAAATAGCTTTAAAGTTATCAAATTGTACACCTTCTGAATTTTCAATATCCAAATTGAAAAGTGTTACAAGGAAATTATAAAGTTCTAATTCTCCCTGGTAAGCTTTACGCAATCCTGTTACTGAAAACCATGATCCCATATCACCTTTTAATTTTTCAAGTACTTCTTCCTCAGATTTTGCCCAAGTATCGCGAAGTTGATTATTAATAAAGTGATATAATCCTTTTTCACGACTTACATAAGGTTCATGATCTAACCAAAATGTTACTTTTGAAAGTGTTTCATAACCTACTGGTTTAACCCAAAAATCAATACGTGTTGATTTAGTACCATCTGGTTTTGAATTAATATAATTAGGATCTGAATTAATTTCAACACCTAACATTTCTTCAATTTTTGCTTTGCTCGGATTAACACAAAGAACTTCTACTTCTCCGATACCTGTAAACAGGTTTTTTTCTCTAATTTTTTTTTCTTGTACGTTTGTAAATCCCATATTTTTTAATATATAAATTAACCGTTATTATAATTATCAATAATTTCTGATACCACACCTAAATCGTTTGGTATATAAAGTTCATTAAACATTCCTATTGGAGATTTTGCTGGATATTGACCATCATTATTAGTTACAAATTGATACATCATTCTATTATCATTTCCTTTTGTAACTCTTGAATATAATACAACTGTAAATAATCCTTCCAATGTGAGGTAATCATCTACCATTTTCCCAACAGTTTTCATTTTAAAATTACCTACATTATCTTTTTCAGGATGCCATAAAAAGAATGTATTTAAATCTGCTCTTGTTGTACGAGCAGCTTCTGCAACTTTACCAATATTAACTCCTATATCTGCAAATTTACCGTCATTTATGTTAACTTTACATTTCTGTAAAGATCAGACTATATCTTAACTTTTTTAATGGGTTTTTCAAAACAATCTTCTATTGACCAACCTTGAAATTTTCTATCACAAATTGTTTGAAGAGGTAGTTGTAATTCATCACACCATTCCTTCAATGTTTGTTTTTTATTTTTATATTCTATTAATTTATTATAAGGATCATTTTGAATTGCCTCTTCAAAACTTAATCCCGATCTATAAATTCTAGTGTATAAAGTCATATAGTTAATTTCTAAGTCAATACTCCATTGCTTAAGTGTTTTACTTTTATTATTATATGTAAATATTTTGTTAAACGAACCTCTATTTGAACTTTGAGTTTTCATATTTGTCCATCTACAATTATCTAAAGAATAATCTTTTAAATTATCTATACGATCAAGAGAATATCCATTTGGACATTTTCCCATATCTTTTAAAAAATTTTCAAAAGAATTTTTCCATTCTTCACATACTTTAATGTTATTTTTTTTGTAATTACCACTTTTTGTTGAAGGAGAATAACATCTTGATTTCATTGCTTTCCAAGCTCTATATTCTCTTGTCATTTTACCATTAATTCTTTTCATAAACCTATATTTGTATATTATTATTTGCAAATATAGGTAAAGTTTTCGCCGTTTCCAAATAAAATTTCATAATTTTAGTTAAATATTTAACTAATTTATAGCTTTATCTGTACTCCCTTAAGGGATAGTCGTTGAACCTTATTCCTAGACATAGGAATCTTGGCTGCTGATTGTCCAATCTTCATTTCTTTTACTATACTAAAGTCATTACTGCTTTAGGGAGTGTATGAAGCTCTAAGGAGTTTCCAGTCAATTAGACGAATTTTAAATGAACTATGTTTAATCCATTTTCTTTAGCTCTACGCATAAATTCAAAAGCCATTATGTATTGACTATCATCAATTACAATATTTTTTATATCTGGTCTTTTATCTGATATATATTTAATAACTTCAGCTATTACTGACGCATCAGAATTTTCTAAATAATTTCCACCTTCTGATACTTTACCCCCATATAATTTTTTCCATCCTCTAAAAGGTAAGTCTTTACCTGAAACATTAATTATTACTGTTTCTTTAGGATTTAATCCTCTTACTCCTATTTCGGGTACGTTTCCATAGGATGTTGATTTACCCGTTCCACTTTCTCCTACTACTGCTATTCCTGCCATCTAATTTAATTTAATTTTTGTGGATATTTATGTCTCCACTCAAAAAATTCTTCGGTATAATTACCGTTTATAAGTTTATCATAAGACAATTTTTCAGATTTTGGTAACTGAACCATTGCTCCATTTTCACCATAAAATAAAAATGAAACAACAATATCATCTATACCAAAACTATTTTTAATGATTTTTAACGAACGGTATCTGTTTTCTCCGTTTTTACTAATGAATCTTGGAATATCGTATCCTCCGTATTCGAATACTTTTAATTTGTAAGGATTCATTAAACCAATTGCTACATCGCAGTTCTGATACATATCTGAAGAACCTGCAAAGTCACTGGGTTTTACATCTACGTCCGTTGTATTTAAACGATAAGTATCTTCTATATTACGATTTAATTGACATATATCTATAGGAGTAATACCGTATCTATCTCTGGCTCTTACCATATAACTACTATGTTTATCTAAGATTTGTTTATCAGAAGTAGCACCTGTCTCTGCTGATATTAAACCTACGTGATCTGTAACATGAAATACAATATCATTATCATTATTTGGTACATACACTCTATTATAATCATCTACTTGTCTATATGTACCTTTAGATTCCATAAATCTAACTATATCATTATAAATTCCTGTTGGATTAGTAGAACCATCAAATATTATAACTCTTTCAAGCATCTCATCGAAAAATATTCTATATTCTTCAATTAATTCTTTTTCTTTATTTGATAGTTCTCTTTTCTTATTGGGCCATGATAATAACGTAGGAACATCTATTATAATACCATGATCTACAAACATCAGGTATGCTGTCCATTTAGCTATTTTATGACTAACTTTTCGTTCCATTGAACGATATATCCAAAAAGGATTTATATTTGTCTTATGTCTATTATTTTTCCACCAAATATATGGTTCTAAAACAAATGTACTGTCAACAATTGATGTTTTACCGCTACCAGGCATTCCACCGAAAAGCCAATACATATTTTTACCATATACTATATTATCGTTAAGTTTTTTGTGTATTACGGGTATCCAGCTTTGTTTTCCTTCCAGTCCTCTTTTTACTTCATCTTCAAAAGCTTGATAAAATCCCATTTTATTTTAAATTTTTATTTTGTTAAAAATAATTTTGTCTCTGTATATTCTTCATTATTTAATTTTAAATTAAAATTATGATCATTAAAATCTTTTAATGTTTTTATTTTACAATCTTTATGTACATTACAATGAGTAGGACTAATTTTTGTTTTTTCACAAGATATTAAATTTGCTCTTGTTAAAATAATCATAGGATCATCATCATTATAATTTAATTCTTCAAAAAATCGAATACTATCATAATCAACAAAAATAGGAGTATACCATAAATTTCTAATAAAGTTTAATAATAAAATATTTCTATTGTATCTATCTTTATGTTCACTATTAATAAAAGTATAAGATATAGTGTTATCTAAATTATTATAAATACAAGGTGTAATCCTATTAATAATTTCGCATAATTTTATAATATATTCTTCTTTTAAAATTTGATTAAAAGATTTTAAATTTAAAATTAAAGTATCTTCAGAATAATCTCTTAAAAAACCAAAACATATATATTTTTTTATAATATTATTTTTATAATATACTTCGTAATTACTACTTTTATTTAATTCTTCAACATAATTCATTATAGAAATTTAGTATTTGTTATTTCTTTTTTTTCACCATTTATTATAGCATTACATTCTTGTTCTAATATTGATCCGTCAGTATCTTTAATAAATTTTGTATTTTTTTTTGTAAAGTTATAATTTTCAGCTTTTTTACGATTTAAATATTTTTTAGTAGCTTCAAAAATTACATCAGGTGAATAATCATATTCTTTTATAAATTTATTCATTCTATTAATAACTTCAGTTTTATTACCTGATATTCGATAATTTTGTGGTGTTATTAAAGTAGGCCATAAATCTAACCATTTATCTATCCATTCTTTACAATTTAATTTTACAGGTTCAATACTAACAACTAAACCATCTTTTAAAAATCCTTTTCTTTCTAAAGATTCTAAAATTTGAGTATTTTGAAAATCATTTAAACCTTTATTAATTAAGTATAATACTACATATTCTGTAGGACTTAAATTATTTTCTTTAAGATAGTTTAAATCTATTTCAATTTTCATTTACAATTACATTTTTCAAAATGTTCACCATTAAACCAATATCCTGTGTCTCCGCATTTAGGACAATTATCAAATTCGGCTAAAATATCTTCATCTTCTTCCATGATTAAATTAGTTTTTTTTTATTTTATATTTTGTATTTTGATTTAATAATTTTGCTATAAGATGTGCCATAGGCTCTCCTAAATTATCTGGAACATAAGCAACCGGAAAGCCTTCTGAATTTAAAACTCCCCATATTGTAGGAGGATTTACAGACCAAGGATAATTATTTTTATCTTTTTGTGTCTTTGCTTTTAGTACTTCTGCTTTATACATTTTTTAAGTATTTAATTAAACATTCTTCTACGTTATCATAATATTGTACATTAAAGTTTTTATCATTTAAAGAACTATTTAGCCATTTTTCTTCTTGAGTTTTTTCAGTCATAATTATAAATACATGACCTAATTTATTAGTAGTATTTCTAATACGACCTAATCTTTGTAATAATGTTTTTTCTTTACCGTAATAGGATGAAAGTATAACATTATCTAAATTCGATAAATTAATTCCTTGTTCTAATTTTTTAAAAGAAGCAATATAATTTATTTTATCTTTTTCAAAAGCATTCAAAATAACATCGTTTTCTTCTTCTGTATATCTTGAAGAAACTACATTAGGAGTTACTTGTTCTAAAAAATCTAAAGAATTACCATATAATAATGTTTTGCCTTCTAAAATCTCAATAATTTTTTTAACTATTTGTATTTTAGATGGTAAATTATATAATAAATTAGAACGCATTCTTAAACATTTATCAATAACAAATTTATTATCTTCTTCGTTTTTTGCAAATACTAATTTATAAAATAAATTATTCCAATATTCATAATTTTTCTTTTCTGTTGTATAAAAAGTTTTATTTTTTGAACCAGCTTTAATATTTTTAGTGTCATCGTCTAATTGATGTTTAATAACATAAATATTTAAACGTCTACTTGTTCCATTTTTTATACTTTCAGATAAACTATAAGTGTATACAACAGGACAAATTTTATCAATTAAATCTCCTTTAGTATAATCACCATAATTTATTGAACGATCAATTGTTGCACTTAATCCAATAATATATTTATATTCATTGTTAAAAAAGAAAGAAGAATAAATAGGAGTCATTGCATCATGTATTTCATCTGCTATTACTAAATCCCAATATTGTAATTTCTTTTTATATGCACTTTGATAAGTCATTAAAGTTATATTATACGCATCATTAATTTTTACACCATATAACTTTTCAAATTTATTTATTTCATTTAATATAGTTTTGCGACGAGTAGTTGTTTCAAAAAGATAAAGAATATTACTACGCTTAGGTAAAGATAATATTGCTTTTAATGCAATAAAACCTTTACCTGTTCCTGTAGCCGACTCAATAGTTCCTCTTTTATTATTTAATTTCCAATTTTGTATTGCTTGATTCTGAATTAATTCTATTTTGATCATAAATATAATTTATTTAAATTTAGAATAAGATAAAGAATATTTATCATGTTTAATAAAATTATCACTCATTAATTTAATATCTTCATCATTATCGAAAGAAGCCATAGCTAAATTATCATCATCGTCATCAATTAAAAAATCCCAATAATCAATTTCATCTTTGATTGATAATCTTAAATTTTTAACATTAATAAAAGTTGAAAGTTCAATTAAAGTTTTATTTTGACAAAAATTAACAAAAGATTCTTTTTTATAATTATTAAACATTCCATCAAAACATATAATTGAATTATAAGTTTCATCTTCTTCAAAATTATTATTTTTTGAAATTCCTAAAGCACGAACATCATTTAAATGAGGCTTTGTTATAATAATAAAAGAATAATCTATTGTTTTTTGATCATTTGTATTTACTGTTAATAAATTTAATAAATCTTTAAAATTTAAATTATTTTTATAAAAAGAAATTTTAGTTTTGTTTTTGTCTTTATATATTAAAGTATAAAAATAATGATTTTTAGGAGTTTCATTAACTATAAATGATTTTAAATTTTCAATTGTTATATCATTATTAGTTTTTATTATAATCATATATTTAAAAGATCTTTTTTCTGTAAAGTAATTTGTTCTTGCGTAACATATTCTTGTTCTTCAATTTCTAAACTATTATCTTTAAATAATTCTTGTCTTTTTAAAAAATAATTATTTAAAGAATAATGAAGTTTAGGATTTTTTCCATATACAATTTTTAAAATATCAAATAAAGAATAAGTATTTTTATTATTCAATATCTGATAAGAATAATTTTCAACAAAACTAACAAAAGCTAAACTTAATAGTACCCAATTTTTAACTTTACGAAAATTTGTAGTACCTTGATGACATCTAAATTCTAAAGTATAAGGAATTTCAGAAATTTTTCCTTTTGATTGTCGCATATTAAACGTACACGGAATAAAATTAATTATTTTATATCTATATAACTTTTTAATATCAGAATATATAGGATTTGAATATCTATCTGTATATTTTTTACCAGGATGAAAATATTTTTTATTTACATTTTTATCAAGTTCACGCGAATTAGAAAATTCTTTATATAAAAAATTATAAGATTCTTTTATTCCGTAATTTATACCGTATTCTTTTATATTTTTTAAAATAATTTCTCTATGATCTTTTAATTCACCACAAGTATCGTTATTTCTTCTTGAAGGAGAAACAAAAGAAAACATTTCTTTTTGAATATCACAAGCTAATTTATAAGCAGCGACTATAAAAGAAGCTGTAGGATTAACTCTTACATGAACATGTAAACCACATCTTTTATCTACTAAACAACGATCACTTAATACATTACATAATTTCTGAAGATTAAATAAACCATGATCTCCCTTTAATACTCCTGTTATAAATTCTGATCCTAATTCTTTACCGTCGGGATCTCTTAAAGAACCATCAAATTCACAATGTACATTTATATCATTTTGTAAAGCTATTCTATAAGGAACATAACCTCTACAAACTTCCATTTCTACACCGTAAGTATTTGTAATACCTCCTGTTAATAAATAAGAAGAACTTTCTACGCCAAATTCTTTTTCTTTACCTGTATTATTTAATTCGTTAAAAGTATTAGAAAAAGGGCTATAAGCAGCCCTTTTTTTATTTAATACTGATGGTTTTTTATTTGAAATTTCTGAATTATCATAATTTAAAAATAAATTTATACTTTCTAATGAATTATAATCAGTATAAATTATTTGTTTATCGTCTTGATATTCAAAAAATAATTCACGATAATTTTTACTATTTAATTTTAAAATAGAAATTTTTATAGCTTCTTCTTCTGTTATTTCATTTTTATTATAATAAAATTTTTTAAC